GGGTACTCGTCTGGCTTGGACTTTTGGATCTTCTCAATAATCACCTGAATTATATCTGGATGGACACCCTGCTTCTGGTCTGCTGCCGTGTCGTACTTGTCCTCGTCTGAAAAGCGCAAGAATATCCAAATCAAAATTGCGGCGAATATGAGGACGATGAGTGCCTTGTCCATTACAGTTACGCGCGAAAAATAATACAGGAACAAAAAACTAGTGATATAAATAGATGGCCCTCTTGGTCTATTCCGATAGATGTCAGTACAGTCACGAAATACTCAAGTACATTCAGGGTCAGCCCGCCCTCTCCCCCATCATCCGCTTCTGGAACGTCACAGTCCAAGGCGTGCCCCACCAAAAGATTACACGCGTGCCAACCCTCGTCACAGATGAGGGAAAGATGCTCGTGGGCTCGGAAGTCAAGGCTTGGCTCGAGTCCATGGTGCCCTGTGACTTTGAGTCATGGGACAGCGTGGGCTACTGCCAGAACCTCGATGGATCTGAAATGGACGGAGATCTATTCGATCTCGAAAAGTACGGCACAAGCCTCCAACCCAGAATAACCCCAGACCTCGAAGCAAAAATCAACACGAACCCATCACAGGCTTACCAAAAAAGATCTGGCACATAAGTAATGAGCGTGAATCACGTCCTCACAAAGAATAATAGTAAGACAAACTGGATAAATGCGAATAATCTGGAAAACGTCGTCTATAAACTAACGGGCAATGGAACCGAATATGTATTTTCCAATCCAAATACATTCGCAAAATTTCTGGGACAAAACAAGAACGCACTCAATGCTTACCTAAACGGCCTGAATCGAAACGCCAACATAACAGTCAGGATTGGTAACCGTAGCTCACGCATAGTCCGTGGGCCGTTTGGGCCCATAAAACCCAGACAGGTGCAGAAGGTCAGACTCGTGGGCGAGCGCAACGCCTCACCCCCAGTGAATCTGTCGAAGCTCATGGCGAACATGCGCTTCACCGCCGCCGCCCCTCAACCAAACGCCGCCGCTCTGGCCAATGCCGAGAGAAACAGTCGCAACGCTCTTAGACTTTTGCTCGAGGCTGCAGTGAATAAGTTCAGAAACGGTATAAACTCCGGAGAATTGCCCGTGAATAAACTCCGGAATGGAAGCTACCTGAACAAATACATCAGAAATAAGGGCATGACTGTCCCTGGAAGTAATGAAGAAATCATAGAGATGGCCAACATAGCATACAAAAGCAGTAGAAGAGCAATGATCAATAGGTCCCGTACAGCTCGAACTGCTGTAAGTTCTCGTCGTGCAATAAACGAGGGTAGAAATAGCGTAACACGGACACTTTTTTAGTTAAAGATTATATTTCCTAATTTTCCAATGAAATTGAAGACTATTCAGGCCGCCGCCGTAAAGGCGGTGTTCGAGGTCCTAAAGGACATCATCAATGATGTTAATGTCTATTTCACTTCGAAGGGTGTGAGCATCGTGACACTGGACACGGCCCGTGTAACCCTCGTCCATATGAATCTGAGTGCAGACAACTTCGAGGAGTACGAGTGCCAAGAGCCCATGACTGCAGGTCTGAACATGGGTAACATGTATAAACTCCTCAAGTCGGTCAGCGGTCAGGATACACTCAGCATGCAGATTATTGGTAGGGACTACATGACGATGACTATTGAGAATCACGCCAAGAAATCATTTACCAATTTTAATCTAAAATTGCTGGACATAAATGACGACGTCTTGGATGTGCCCGATATCTCCATGGATGTCATAACCACCATGCCCTCGATTGACTTTCAGAAGATTTCCAGGGACATGGGGAACCTAGCGAAGGAGATGACCATCCGGAGGACTGGGAACACCCTCGAGTTTAGCTGCCAGGGCGACTTTGCCAACCAGACGACGTCCATCGAGTACCCCGAGAGCGTCGAGTGCAACGTGGGCAACCTCTTCAGCCTCAAGTACATCAACCTATTCACAAAGGCCACCAGCATGTGCTCTAGTGTTCAGATCATGCAGGACTCGACGGGTGACGACAAGCCCATTATTTTCAAATACACCATTGCAAATCTTGGCGACCTCAGATTCTACCTAGCCCCGAATATCGATGAGTGACGGATCACGATGCACTATCCACACACGGGTGAAATACAACAATACCCTGAACTTTGAACCTACAAATCCAATTTTAATTTGAGGAATCCAATGTTGTTCAAATCCTAAATATTTGAACAATCTTTGCCTCATATAAAAGATAATTACTAAAATTACTGGTAATGGAAGCACACTATAATACTCGAATAAAGGGGTGCAAGACGGACGAAGAGTTGTGTGATTATCTCCTGACGGCGATACCTCATATTAAAGAGTACCTCGCCGAGTCTGCGGGGGAGTGCGTCACCACCCACAGTGCCCTTGGTGTGGAGTTGAAGATGCGGCAGGGGGTCCAGCGCAAGGAGATTTACAGAAAGTATCTCACAGAGGTTGAAAATGAGAGCATCGATGTGAGGCGGTCGGACCACTATCACATCCCGTGCAGGGGCTGTGGGAAGATGCACACGCGGATACACGACGAGGTCCAAGGGGACGAGATCTGTCAGGAGTGTGGCCTGTCCGAATTTATCCTAGCTGACGGCGTGGGATTCAAGGAAGAACAGGAGATGGAGAAGAATGTCGTCTATTCGTACAAGCGCGAGAATCACTTCAACGAGTGGGTCTCCCAGTTCCAAGCCAAGGAATCCACTAGCGTCCCTCCTGAAGTTCTAGACCAATTAAGATCCGAATTTAAGAAGCAAAAGATAAAGGACCTATCAGAGATTACCCACGAGAAAGTAAAGGCACTCTTAAAAAAGCTCAACAAGTCAAAGTATTATGAGCACGTGCCCTATATAACCACGATCCTCAACGGGATCCAGCCGCCCACGATGCCCCAGGCACTCGAGGATAAACTCAGGCTTATGTTTTACCAAATCCAGAAACCCTTTGAGAAACATAAACCTCCGAATCGCAAGAATTTTTTGAGTTATTCGTACGTCCTTTATAAGTTCTGTGAATTGCTAAGCGAGGACGACTATCTAGTGTGTTTCCCACTCTTGAAATCCACTGAGAAGCTCCATATTCAGGACACAATTTGGAAGAAAATTTGTGAGGAACTGAAATGGGAGTACATTCGAACCGTCTAATCCTTTCCAAAGTACTCCACCTCGACGACCGATGTATCCACGGGGAAATTCACTAGGAATCCCTGGTCGCATCCAGTGAGTTCCATATATTTTTGCAGTTGAATACGGAACGACTGATTCATCCGAGCAACCGACTTGAGCTCGATGATAATCTTGCTATCAATCACAATATCGGCACGCATGAATCCAACAACCGATCCCTCGTACTTTACAGGGATGATGCGCTCGGACTCGTAGGGGATGTTGCGACGACGCAGAGCCACCTCGAAAGCGTTGTGATACACGCTCTCGGAGTAACCAGGGCCCAGGGCCCGCCATACACTCTCAGCCACCTCCTTTACAGTGTCAGCCATTAACTAATTTTATCATCTATTCTTTAATTCCACATGCCACCCGATCTATTTGAGGGGCGGTTGGCAACTCCGTAACGACCAACTATATTTCTAGCTTGATTTCTTGTGTATCCTGCTCTCACAAGGCGATTAATCTCCTTCTCTTTTTGCATCTGGTTGTACGTCATGATCTGTCCTTTGTAATTCACCATTACTCCATTATTACGCGTTGGTCTAGGGGGAGGCTCGTACATAACCTGCGTCCGTGGGCTATTCTTCCACACTGGACGATTGGCCGTTGGTCTCCCGCGGTTGTTGATGCGCTTTCTGGCGCGCGCGATCCAGCGCCGAGCTCCACTCTTGGCTTGCGCTATTCCACGCAGCTGTCTGAGGACGGCATTGATGCTACGGGGTGGAGGCGCACGAGCGTTGTTGCGACGACGAGCAAATGGATTTCTCAGCTTGAACATTTAATATAAATTCATATTTTAATAGAATGTTGTGGTTTGGCCACCTCATCACGACCAGACTCCTATTTGGAACCTGGTCGATATGGTCGGTTGCACCCGACATCCCGATGGCACTCGTTCTGTCTCATTACCCCCAATCTTGGTCGGAAATTAGAATGTGGTGGCTATATGATTTTTTGTATAAATTACCCCATTCATTTTGGATTCTAATTTTGATTCCAAATTCATTCCGAAAAATATACGCCTTCCATATCCTGTGTGATATCCTAAGTCACACGGGTGAATGGTCCATCCAACCCCTTTACCCATTTAGAACCAAAATTCATGGCTACTGGGACCCTATTTCTTGGACCTGAAAAGGATATTTGGTCTGGCCACCCATGGTTTCTTGGCATTTTTATTGTAAATTGGATTCTTCCATTCCCATGGATTGTAATTTTTATTGAAAAATGGATTATGCGTGGTCGAGCCTAGTGTCTGGCTAGGCATGGTGAAGTGACTCATTTACTTTTAAATCCCCATTTAAATTGGGACCGGATCCATTTCGAGTCTGATTTGTAAATTCTGGAGGCGCGGGGGGCGGTACGCTTGGTGAGCGTGCTAATGGCCTGCAGACGGCGGAAGACAGCGAGTGGAGCCTCTCCCTGACTTATACCCTTGGATAGAGACTTGTAACGGTTGGTCTTGGCCTCAACTGGGTGGTAACCGTACTGCGTCAGCATCCCCTTCTTCAGCTTTCCAATCAGCTTGGGGCTCTTTCCCGCCGCACCCACATCTGGGATTGGCACGGCGCGCACGCGGGTCTTGCCAGCCTTGCGAATGTACGAGTAGGTTGTCCCGTCCTTCCGCCGAACGGTAATCTTCATGCGCTTGCGGACCTGGGTATATCCTGAACGGATCACAGCTTTCATTTGAATTTTGTCAAGAAATTTGTTGAGACTGACCAAGCATAAACATCCTGAGTTTCCCCTCAGTTTCAGCCCCAAAATCAAAAACGTCAGACCCTTCTAAATTTATATCCAAAATTGGAAAGTCATATGTGGCCCTCATTCTGAGTAGGGAATACATTATGCCTAGGGCATACGACTTGAGGTTCTTGATTTCATTTGATCTAGACCATGCTAGTTTCATGCCAAGGACTTCACTTCTCGGGAGGCCGATAAAAGGCGCACATGGTATATTCTCCGCCGTACCTCCATCCACGTAGTGCCAGCCGTTGAACTTGGTTGTTGAAAAGAGAAATGGGAGAGCTATGGACATGCAGACGGCGTCTATAACGCTCACGTCAGGTGTTCTATCCACTGAAAAGTACTCGGTCCTCATGAGATCCACACAAAACGCAGCTACATGGAACTTGATGGGTACAAATTCATAAAGTTCCCTGAATGTCAAATTATTTTTAGTTGTAAATTTGAGACAGGCTTCCGCCAAGACTTTTCGAATCTTGCTCACGGGGACGAGACCATAGTCCTTCAAGAGTGTTTTTATATTTGGTTTCATAATCTGTTTCACGGGGACGGTGAGGGCAAAGTCAAGGCACTTTACTATGTCCTGATTTGCAATCAAAAATAAAAATCCAACGAGACTGCCGGCTGAAGCCCCAGAGATCTCCTCGAGGTCTGATAGCCTACCACTCTCCTTGAGTTTATACATGACACCGAGGTAAATAAAGAACCCCATGGCGCCTGGTCCGAGTGCTAGGCACTTCATCTGTTTTTAATTTTGAATTGAAATTTGAATGCTAAACGCGTCTAATAGTACTTGGGAAAAGTTGAACGCAGGGTGGCAAAGAGCAGAGCGAACACGAAGGTATGCACGACGACTGGAAGGGGGCCGGTCGTTCCGCTGCGCCAGAGACCTGGTGGGATGGTCAGGAGAATTCCTGGGCTCAGCACGATAAAGAGAATGGTTGGCACGATCAGATCAGCTGGCGTCAGGCTGTACTTGAGGAAGAACTTGGCGATGACGTAATAAAGGAGCGCAAGCACGAATGCGTGGATCACAACCGTCTGGAAGCTGGTCTTGCCACTTGCGAACTTGAGGGAAGGCAGGGACAGCAGCATGCCTGGGCTGAGCATGCCGAACAGGAGGGCTGGGAAGAGAACCTTGGGTCCAGTGATATCAATCATAGTTTATGTTACTATCTACCCAAGAAAGAAAAGCATCCTTGGAGACATACTCCTTGATGACCTGGATGGACTTGATCGAGTTCCACATTTGGAGATTGACGACGTTCTCCACACCTGTACCGCAATTGTAACTCGAAGAGTCCATGACGAAATCTACAAATTGAGGATAAGTTACATCAAGTTTAATGTAATTTTCATTTGTAAATTGGCGGATAGTCATCCATGCATCCAGAATCTGTTCAGAGTACCAATCTTGCCAGTCTTCTGGGTGGAGGGGGTCGGGCTCGGATGAAGAGTCATCCGAGTCGTAAGCGAGCTCGTAGTTGTAGGCATCACGTGAGTACTCGTCGTTGATTCCCATTTTTACTTATAAATGAAGGGCTTGGTACCCTTAAGCCCCTTCGAGCAGGTCCTTCAGTCCAGTGACGCTCACTGCAGCCTTCTCCTTGGTCTGGACAGAGTCTTGGATCGCCTTGAATGCACCCTCGACACGGACCTCGTCGCCTGAGAAGTAACTGCGGAGCCCGCGGAGGATGGCATCCTTGGTGATCGCCCCCTTGGTCTTCTTCACCTTGAGATTCACCTTTATCTTCTCCTTCACCTTGACGGTATCAATCTCATTCGTTTTCATGTGATGGGTAACAAACTCGCGAAGCTCCTTCTCGCGCTTGTTAAGCACGGTGAGATCTTTGCGAGCTGATGCTAGTTGAGCTTTAAGTGCAACCCACTCATTCATTGCACGCTTGAACTGCTCGTCAGCCATTTACTTTTTGTTTTGAAAATTAGGAAGCCTGTAAGGCGCGAGTTCCTTCTGAACTCCTTAATTGTACTCACTGCCAATCTCAAACTTGGGACGCATGGTGTCAGGTGGGATCGTGCTGAGGTTAAAGATGCTCACTGGGCTGCGGGGGTTGATGGGCTCGGAGCGGATGTCGCGGTTGGCATTGCGCAGCACGCCGCCGATGGTCTCTGGGTAGCCAATCTGGCTGCGGGGGTCCAGGTAGTTCTGGTTGGTCAGGATCTTCTCTGGGCTGAACTGGCCAAAGTCCTCGGTTGCGACAACCTCGCGGGGGATCAGGCTGGCTGACGTCACGGCATCCACGCTGTTGTAGTCGGTGCTCGCGACGCTGGCGCTCTGAGCTGGATTCTCGTAAGTATCGGCCTGCAGGTTGGCGCCCTGGACGCCGCTGGTCGCTGTAAAACCGCTAGTCTTGGGGGCGAACAGGAGGAAAAGAACCACGGCCGCCAGTATCAGAATGAGCAGATTCTTGCGATCCATTTATTATAAGTTGCGATATTTTTTTAATCCACGTAGTCCGAGGGGTCGTCCTCGGCCTCGGCTGGGTCATCCGTGAAAAGATAATCCTTGGGAAACTCGGGTGCAGCTGGTGCTCCACGGACACGCACCTGGATGACGCGCCAGATCGGACCAAAGGACTTCTTGAGGAACCAAAGTCCTGACAGCTCAAGTACGAAATCACACTGGGAGTCCTTCTTGACCTCCTGGAGATCCACCTGATTTCGCTGACGGTCGAAAACTAGAGTCACCACAGAACCCTTGACCGTTGCCAGAGAAGCGCCGAGAACACCGTCAGTCACGCTCTCCTGGTAAGCATTCGTGATAGTATCGTCACTCAGCTCCTTGCCAAACCACTCAACCTTTGAGCTCTTCGCCTGACTTAGAATCTCCTCATCAATTTTGGAGAAAATTTCTCTATGATCTGTAGTCAGTTCTAGGTTGATGGACTTGGTCGAGAGGTCGTCCAGGAGGGTCGCGCAGTTCAGCTGCTGCCGCTGACCGCTGATCTTCAGAAAGTAACGTCCGTCTGGGAGCTTCTGGGGCTTTCCGTACTCCATCTAGTACTATACAAGTTATTTTCTCCTTTAAGTTTAGTATGAATGCACAGGTGTGCGGCTCTGAATTTATGACAAAGGGTTGTCAGTGCCTGAGATCGGAAGA